CACTGAAAACAGTTTTTCATATAAACCTTTAGGCATATTAGTTCCAATCATCCGTCATCCAACGGTCAAGACGTTGTTCAAATTCACGGTCACGTTGTTGCTGCTCTTGATAAGCATTGAACCGTGCCATTTCTGATAAGCCCATATGGTACTCACCACGCTCATCTGGTGTCAAACCAGCCTTTGGAAACTCTGAGAATGCGTCAAAAATCATTTTGCACCTGCCTTTGAGTAAGTTTTCATTTCTCTGCGCTCCGTCTTCTTGGTCACAGCAAAGAAGTTCATGCTTGACTTCTCTGCCCTGGTAAACAAAGACGGCTTTTTGTTTTGCCAATCAAATGGACTTGGCTTGGTAGATTTCATGGATCTCCTTTAATCGACGTTTGCTTGCAATCTCTAGTGCTGTTGCCAGTACAGCAACAATACCAGCTTCTATGTCCTCTGTGCCCAACAAGGGCTCCAGACGGTCAGTGGCCTGAACGATCAGTTCATAGGCTAGTTCAAATTCAAGTGTTTGGTGGCTCATAGGGTGAGCCTAACGTAAAAACAACAAAACAACACTAGGGAAAACACCTAGATAAAAACAACAAAAACTTTGATACATTCACCATCTGCTTTAACAAAAAGGAGATTGAAATGAATGTTCAAGCATTGAAAAAGGTGCGAAAGTTGTTTTGCATCGATGGTGTGCCAACACACATACAGCGTCATAACTGCAAGCAGTGGGTACGGTCTATCCGATTCCTTGGCAACAAATGGCTTCTTGCAACTCCGGTGACAAAGCCATGAACGATAAAAACACAGGTGGACCAGCATTCCCAACAACTGAAGTTGCAATGATGCGAAGTCTGCAAGGTATGACCCTGCGAGACTACTTTGCAGCCAAGGCGTTGCAAGCAATCGTGTCGAATGACGCCACTTTTTCAACAAAATATGTTGGTTTAGCCGCAAAGGATGCTTACGTCTATGCCGATGCCATGCTGAAAGCGAGGGAAGCATGAACAACGTTATCCAGACCACATTTGCCGGGAAGAACCCGTTTAACAAAAAGATCGTCAAAGAGGTGGACATCTCCACTTTGCGTATCACCAATGACAAACCCAAAAAACGTGTTGCTCGGTTCTACAAGTACGACTCCATCTTCAAGGATCTCGACATAGGGAAATCCCTCTCTTGCCTACCAGAAGATTGCGATAAGGTGTCACAGGCACTGCGCTCTTATGCCCAACGCAACAAAAAGCCTTGGAAGGTTAAGGGTCAGATGTACTACACCAAGAACACATCACGTGTATTTGTATTGGAGAAGAAATGAAAGACTTTCTGGAAGCGGCAAAAGAAGACCTGCATGGTGTGCAGTATTGCCCCTATTGCATGGAACCTCGTAACGACAAACGCTCTTGCTGTGGCGAGAACCACTTCATCAACTTTGAAGACATGGATGAAAACACCCAGCGTGAAATCATTCAAGAAGAATACGACTCAAACTTTGGAAAGTAACATGAACGTCTATCAAAAACTCAATGCTGCTCGTGATGCTTTTCACCAGACAAAGCTCAAAAAGACAGGCCACAACAAGTTTGCCAACTACTACTACTTTGAGTTGGGTGACTTCCTGATCCCTGCTTTGCAGATCTTCAAAGAACATGGTTTGACAGGTGTCATTTCGTTTGGCAAAGAAACAGCAGACATGCGGATTGTCAACGTAGACAAGCCAGAGGAAGTGATTGTCATTGAGTCACCCATGTCTACGGCTGCTTTAAAGGGCTGTCATGAGGTCCAAAACCTTGGGGCAGTACAAACATACCTCCGCAGGTATTTGTGGGTTGCAGCGCTTGAAATTGTTGAACACGATGCTCTTGATTCATCTCCTCAATTGACAGATGAGGGAGTCAAGAAAAAAGGTAATGCACCAGTGATCTCTCCTCGTGGAGGTATCGGTGATGACTTGCCACCAGAAGACAAGGAGTTCCTGCAAGAACTTGCAGCCTCCGTTAGCGGGTTAGTCGAGGTTGGTCAGGCAATTGATGCCTTAGCCATGATCGATGAACAGCAATTGGAAGCAGATCAGAAAGTCTATCTGTCAAACCAGTTGAATTCCACTGTGCGTTCTGCACTCAAAAAAGCGAAAGGTTAAGAAATGGCTGAATTTGATAACAGTAATCGTGGTGCTCTTTTCAAGAATGAGAAGAAAACCCAAGAAACCCACCCTGAATACACAGGTGCAATCAACGTCAATGGCACTGACTATTGGCTAAGTGGCTGGATCAAAGAAGGCAAAAGCGGGAAGTTCTTCTCTTTGTCTGTCCGACCAAAACAAGAAACACCCCGTCAAAGCTCTGAGCCTACCCGTAAGGCAAAGGCTGATGACTTTGACTCAGAAATCCCCTTTTGACCTGGAGAACCGAAATGAAAAAATTGATCATTGCTTTGACACTTGCAGCATCAGCTACAGCGGTATGGGCTAATTGCTCAACCCACACCATCATGTCTGGTGGACGTATGGCTACATGCACTACCTGCTGCGTAGGATCTAACTGCACAACCACCTGCTTCTAATTTTCGGGACCGAAAGCGGATGCTGTGTTTCCTACCCATTACAGAAACTGCGTTTTGACGCTACGGTTAATGGATGCAATCACAGACGCAGCGAGTAGGTCCCACCTTTAAGGAAAACCATGTACACAGTTGAAAAAAATATCCCCTTGGCTTCAAGAAAAGCTTACCCATTCGACAGCATGGAAGTAGGTGATTCTTTCTTGATTCCCTGCACTGATAACGCAAAGATCAGTCGCATTCGTGCACAGATCAACAATGCAAAGAAACGCTATCCAGGCAAAGTTATCTCAACCCGCAAAGAAGAGAATGGCTTGCGTGTTTGGTTGCTTCACAAAGGATAAATATGTCATACGCACAAGTAGAAATGGAAGTAATCAGGTGGGGTGAAGCTCGTCAGATTGTCCAAAATAGCAATCCTAGAGCGCAAGCCATCAAAACACTTGAAGAAGTCGGTGAGCTAATTCAAGCAATCACAGACAACGACAGACAGGCAATGAAGGACGCATACGGAGATATCTGGGTTACCCTTGTCATGGGTTGTGCCTGTGCTGATTTGGACCCTTTAGAGTGTTTTAAACATGCCTATGAGCAGATTAAAGACCGTAAAGGTTATCTGTCACCAGAAGGCATCTTTATCAAGGAGTCCTGATGCTTTGCGATACTTGCCAAACAATCAGCAGTTGCCGTGGTGGAACCAGATGCAAGCAATCAGCACTTAACAAGCAGGTATCAGGTGACCACTACAAAGACAAAGGCATCCAGCCCATTGTCTACATCCACGCTAATAATCTAGGATTTTGTGAAGGCAACGTCATCAAATACGTTACCCGTCACAGAGACAAGAATGGTGCTGCTGACATCCAGAAAGCAATTCATTACCTTGAACTGCTTCTGGAGCTTGAGTACAAAGACTCTTAACCTGGGAACAATGCCAAGGCTTCATTGGTGTGCTTGATTCGGTCATCCAAACCGATAGTGCCACCATTGATTTTCTTGGTCAGGGCCAAGTTGTTACCAGACTCAGCAATTGCATTTAACTTATGGGTGTCCCAAAACCATCCAGCAGTCAAAGCAGCATACTGAGGGGTAGCAACTAGGTCCGGTTCCATAATGAAGTCCACACCCAAAGCCTTGCCAGCATGGTGGTAGTTTGCCGATCCTGTCAACTGGATGCAACCACGACCACGAAAACGATACCCATCACCAGAAGCCTCGTCCCGATTGCCCATGCGGTTACCGTAAATGCGGTTTGCAATTTTCTTAGGTTGTCTTTCATAAGCGGCAGCTTCTTCTGGTGTAAAGCCCCATGTTCTACGAGTTGTCAGTGGGAACAGCTTTAACAGCGTTGCAGCACGGTAATTGAGGTTCTCTTCCAACAGTCGGAAGTTGGCACTCTCATGACCACATTGACCAATGAATGCAGCCATTTGCCGTGGTGTTCTGATGTTGAATCGCTCAAACGTAGCATTCAAAGGATCAGTCCACTCAGGGCTAATATGCAGTTGCTTGAGTTGTTCACTGGTTAGCATTGATGATATTCCTCATATTGTTGTACGCATCTACACAGGCGTTTAGCTGATTGATTGCCCTGTCACCATCTGCTGCAATCTGTGCTATCAGTTGGAGGGTTTGGCGTTCTGATTCGCTGGGACCAGGATCTGGGTCAGGCGCTCTGTTAGGTTGGCTTGGCGTTTCGTTCCTATCTCCGGTGGCAACGGGGGGATTTGGGGTGGCTTGTACGCAACTTGCGGAGGGGAGCCGCACCCTGCCAGCAGAAATGAGCTTATTAAGATCAGTTTGTTTTTGAGAGACAACATCGTTGGCCTTTCTCAGTTCAGTTTCTTTGTCAGCAATAGCCTTGACCATTGATTGCTCTTTCTCACGAGCTTCTTCATTCTTCTTGGCAATCTCTGCTTGCATCTCAACATCACGATCACCCCAGCCTCGTCCATAACCCCACTTGTAGACCCCAAAGATCACAAGCAGGACCAAGAACACTGCTAAGGCTGTGCGTTGGATGGATGTCATATCGCTTCCTTGCGAGCAAGTGCAATCTCTGCACGATCCTCTTCGGGTTCCTGATGTTCAGGTGGAGTTGTTGGAGGTGGTCCAGGAGTCCATGTTTCGTCCAACTCAGGATTCTTGTAACCCATCCAGTTGAAGTTAGGCATTGCAGAACTGGCTTGTGCAACGTAAGGTTGTGGAGCAGGTGGTGCTACGTTGTATGAAGCAGGAGCCGTAGGAGTCGGTGGTGTCATCATCTTGGCAGCACCAGATACAGCACGTTTACCAACAATACCTCCAATGCCACCAACGATTAGCAGAACAATGTCGTTCAGCATCTTGGTGTATGCCTGATCAATCGGAGCCATTGACTTGATCGGCTGTGTGACAAAGGTAACCGAGTACAGCAGGGCAGCAACGATACCAGCAAGGATTAACGTGATCATGATGACCACGAAACCCCATACCCTTACCTCAATTTCTTCACTGCTTAGGTGCTTCATTAGAAGATTTGGTTGCGTCAATTTGTTTCTCCAAGATAGGTGCTACTAGATATTCTGGACAGTCTTGAGTGAACAAGCAACGAGGCTTTTGGCATTCAGGCTTGTGGAAGTTGTCAGGGTTCTGGCAAGCATAGCGATATGTGTTATCACAACCAGCAAGAAAAATGAAAGTAACCAACAATAAGTATTTCATGCACGTACATCCACAATGTGTTGTTGGGCCTTACTTGCTTCGATTAGCTTGACGTTATGCTCTTTTGTTTGTTGAGCATTCAATTGCAAACGCTTCAAGTTCTGTTCGTTGATAAGCCGAGAACGCTCTTGCAGCTCTTTCAGGTGTCTTTGATGCATTTCGACTTTCATATGCCTAGATACTCCAGTGCTGCTTCAATGATTCGCTCTGCAATGTAAACAGGCAGATACTGAAGCAAGTCAAATCCCACCCATATGAAGGCGAGATAGCAACTGATTTTGAGCCACTGGTCAAAACCATCTTTGACTTCTTTCCACTTGTCCACATTAGCCGCACCCAACAGAGGAGCAGTAGGCGATTACCTCAAAAACAAGGTACATGATGATGACAGCGATAACTGTAATCAGTGTGATACCAACGCCCAACTCAATCATCTCTTTGCGCTTTTTGGCAGCATTCAAGGCACGAGCAGCTTCTCTGCGCTCTTCTTCCCTGTCTTCCTTATTCATCTCCATCACACGGACCTGGATCTGATTCCAGACATCCATGTT